AAGTTTGGGGTAACTCTTGAGGACGACAAGCATCACTACCCCTACCACGACAAGGACACTGGCAACCTAGTGGGAACCAAGGTCCGTAACGTAGCGTCAAAAGATTTCTATACCACCGGAACACTGGAGAACACTGGCTTGTTTGGTATGAGCCACTGGCCCAGCGGTGGTAAGTTCATCACGGTCACGGAGGGGGAACTAGATGCCCTCGCCGTGGCCGAGATGTTCGACGGCAAGTGGCCCGTAGTCAGCATCAAACGGGGAGCCGCCGCCGCAGCCAAGGACATCAAGGAGAACCTTGAGTGGCTGGAGACATTCGATAAGGTGGTCATCTGTTTCGACAACGATGCCGCTGGACAGAAGGCCGCTGATGAGGTGGTCTCTCTGTTCTCTCCCAACAAGGCCAAGGTAGTGCGTCTGCCCATGAAGGACGCCGCCGATATGCTGACGGCAGGGAGGGTGCAGGAGTTCGTTAAGTGCTGGTGGGACGCCAAGGAATACAAGCCAGCAGGAGTGGTCTCGCTGTCCGACGAGGTATGTTGGGACGCCTTTGTCACCCGTGGCAAGGCAGAGATCATACCTTTCCCATCCACCTTCGGCACCCTCAATAAGATGATGAACGGTGGCATGGCTGCTGGTGAGGTCACGGTGATAGGTGCCTTGACCTCCGTAGGTAAGACTACCTTCGTCACCAACCTACTCTATGGTATGTACAAGGAGACCAACCGTAGGATCGGAGCGGTGTTCCTTGAGGCATCCATAGGTGAGATTACGGAGAACGTAGTGGGTGTAGTGGGTGGCACCAATATCAAGGTGATACCTGAGGAGGAGCGCGACTACAGTTCGTACCGCCCTCACTATGAGGAACTACAGGAGACCGATAGGATACACCTTGACGACCATGCTGGGGCCTCAGACATAGAGGACTTGTTCTCTCGTATGAGGTATCTAATCAAGGGTATGGACTGTGATGTCATAATACTTGATCCGCTACAGGCAGCGGTGCAGTCCAATGAGAACGGGATGATTGACTCCTTCATGGATAGGTGCCTGAAGCTGGCTAAGGAAACCAATGCGGCCATCATCATTGTCTCACACCTACGTAAGCCCAGCGTCAAGGACCCTCACGATGTCAACGAGTACGACATGAAGGGGTCCGGTTCAATCAACCAGATCGCATTCAATACCATACTCCTGAGCAGGGACAAGATGTCGGAGGACGACTATGCAAGGAACTGTACCAAGGTGCAGCTAGTGAAGTGCCGCCGCACGGGACGCACGGGACACGCTGGATGGCTGTACTACGAGGACGATACCTCCCGTATGGTAGCGGGTGTAGCACCTGAGGTACAGGAGGTGGCCCATGAAGAGTTCTAAAGAAGAGGGGGTGGGGATCGCAGGGACAATGGACCAGGATGTTCCCGTTGGGATGTTCAAGTGTCAGTACTGTGGTTCGTTTCATGAGACACCTTCGGTAGCCAAGGCAGTACCTATGCGGTTCTGGTGTAGTAAGGATTGCTGGGAGAAAGACAATGTATGATCGTTCCAAAAGAAATACTACGGGAAGAGAGAGAAGGGAAGCGTATATACTACAGGAAACAAATGGAAAATGTTCTATGTGTTTATTACACTGGCCTTCTGATGTACTATGCTTTCACCATCTGGACCCCGCTAAGAAAAAATTTGGACTTGAAGCTCAAGCATGGGGTGATAGGTCAGAAGAAAAAGTATTGAAGGAAGCGAAAAAATGTGTCATACTTTGTATGAACTGTCACGCTTTAGAACACAAAGCTCTAAACAGAGGTGAGACTTTAATCAATGACCCGGACGCTTATCTTAGATATAGAAACCACCGCTTTACAAAACAGCCAGACCTCTTCGATAGAGCGGATATGGATGATAGGAACGATGGACCTGGAGACGAAAATCAAGAAGAGTTTCCTTTCGCCTTCGTTTAGTGACGCAACAGAGATACAGGAGTACATCAATGGATATTCTACTGTGGTTGGTCATAACATTATTGGGTTTGACAGTCCTGTAATGAACGACCTGTTGGGGATTACACTACCCAACGTAGTTGATACCCTTGTTCTGTCCCGACTGTACAATCCTCAGATGGAGGGAGGACATTCACTCAGGGCATGGGGGGAGAGATTAGGGTTTCGGAAGGGAGATCACGACGACTGGTCTACCCTGTCGGACGAGATGATTGAGTACTGCGAGAGAGACTTGGACGTTACTGCCAAGCTGTACACTGAACTAACTGAAAAGCTGGAGGAGTTTCAGGGAGAATCCATAGAACTAGAACATGAAGTGCAACGTATTATAACTGAACAGGAGAAGACAGGATGGAAGTTAGATGTTAAGCGAGCGTTTGATATACAGGCAAAACTTAAGCAGCGTAGTATGGAGGTGGAGAGGGAAGTTCATAAAACGTTCACGCCTCTTCCGGTCTTCGATAAGGAGGTCACTCCCAAATATAACAAGGACGGAAGCCTTAGTGTGGTTGGCCTTAAGTTTCTTGGGGATCGGTATACTGATGTGGCTGGTCCATTTAGTAGAGTTTCTTTTCCCGAATTTAATCTAGGGTCAAGACAACAGATAGCCCGTCACCTACAGTTCTTTGGGTGGAAGCCTAAGTTGTTTACTGAGAAGGGACAGGCCATCGTAGACGAAGGAGTTTTATCCAGGGTTGACATACCAGAGGCCAAGCTAATCGCAGAGTATCTACTGATACAGAAGAGAACGGCACAGGTACAGTCCTGGATAGAAGCGGTAGAGGAGGACGGTAGGGTCCACGGTAGGGTTAACCCTATCGGTGCAGTGACGGGGCGTATGACACACAGCAGCCCCAACATGGCACAGGTCCCCGCCTCCTACTCTCCATATGGTACTGAATGCCGTGAGTGTTGGACAGTACCAAAAGGTTACAGGCTCGTAGGTATTGATGCCGCTGGCCTGGAGTTGAGAATGTTAGCCCACTACATGAATGATGAGGAGTACACAAATGAAGTTACCAATGGAGACGTACATACAACCAATCAAAAAAATGCTGGACTTGCAACAAGAGACCTCGCTAAAACTTTTATCTATGCTTTCCTCTACGGTGCAGGGGACGCAAAAATCGGAGCTATTGTTGGAGGTTCTCGAAGAGACGGAGCAGAACTTAAGGAAAAGTTTCTTAACAACACACCGCCTCTTAGACATCTACGAGAACGGGTTGCCAAGTCAGCCAAGCGAGGATACCTCAAAGGATTAGATGGTAGGAAGTTAATCCTAAGAAGTGAACACGCCGCCTTGAATACACTTCTACAGTCAGCCGGTGCAGTAATAATGAAGAAGTCCTTGACGATACTTGATGAGTATGCTACAATACATAATATAGAGTACAAGTTTGTAGGTAATATTCATGATGAGTTTCAAGTGGAGGTCAGAGAGGACCAAGCAGAGAAGCTAGGCTGGCTGGCCGTAGAGTGTATCAAGGCTGCTGGGGATCGGATGTCACTTAAATGCCCACTGGACGGAGAGTACAAGGTGGGACAATCGTGGGCAGAGACCCACTAATAGGAGAGTATAATGGAAAAGAACATGGATACCCTAGTCGAAGACATCTATACCCTTATGGTCAACAGAAACACTGGTGATGGTGTGGACGTTGAGGAGGAGATAGACAAGTTCGGAGAGGCCATGAAGGACATCATGCGTAAGGAGTTCCTTCCGGGTGGACGTAGGGACGGTAGGAAACTACGCCTTTCCTCAGTGGGTAAGAATGATCTTATCCAGTGGTTTGCCTACAACGGCTACCGAGGGGAGCGCATCAAGCCCCACACTCTTATCAAGTTTATGTACGGTCACATGATTGAGGAGATGCTCCTGTTTCTTGTGCGTCTTACCGGACATGAGGTAACGGATGAACAGAAGGAAGTATCCGTTGGTGGAGTCAAGGGTCACATGGACTGTAAGATTGATGGCATTGTGACGGACGTTAAGTCCACCACCAAGTATGGCCTTATGAAATTCAAGGACAGAACACTGGCGGCTAACGATGACTTTGGTTACGTCGATCAGATCAAGGCCTATGCCCATGCGGAAGGAGAACGTAAGTGGGCGTGGCTTGCTATGGACAGAGACAGTGGCAAGCTAGCTGTCCTTGAGTATGACTTGGATAACACAAGTGATCCCATGCACGAGCATTTCTCAGGTGATATTGAGGAAAGGATTGAGCATGTAAAAAAGTCAGTAAAGCAGGAAGACCGACCCTCAAGATGCTATTCTCCCGAAGAGGATGGGAAGTCAGGCAACTTAAAACTGTGTACTACCTGCTCGTATTGTCAGTACAAACGTATCTGCTACCCCGAAGTCCGGGCATTCTTTACAGGATCGGGTCCAAAGTTTTTAACTACTGTCGTAAACGTTCCTAAGAACCGCAAGGGTGTACCTCACCCAGAGATCAACCTAGATGAACAGGAGAACATCAATGATTGAATTTAAAGTTGTTAATACCCCACGCCATGACCGCTTCGAGCAACAGGTAACTGAGTTACTCAACGAGGGATGGTCTTTACACGGTACGCCCTTTGTTGCTCAGACAGGAGGCATGACCCAGGCTCTCACAAAAGAAGTCAAGGTCAAGAAGAGTGCCTCGAAAGTATCGGAATAAGTTTGAGGAGACAGCCGGTCTCTTACTGACGAAGTACTGTAAGTACGAATCAGAGAAGGTCCCTTATGTCATCCACAAGAATTACATCCCTGACTTTGTAGGGAGAAACAATAAAAACAAAATAGATATTCTTGTGGAGGCTAAGGGATACTTCAGAGTCGGTGACACACAGAAGTACAAAGCAATACGGGACAGTCTACCAAAGAAAAGACAGTTGGTTTTTCTTCTGTATAACCCAAACAAAAAACTAAGGAAGGGAAGTAAAATGAATATGTCAGAATGGTGTGAGAAGGAAGGGTTCAAGTGGTACACATTGGAGGACATTACCGATGCCTTTATCAAATGAACAGTTCATTAGGAGACTCGCAGCTATCACTGATCCTGAATTTCTTTGTGACTTTCTGGACATTACCAGTGAAGATATTCTTGAGAGATTTGAGGACATAGTTGAGGACACTATGGATAACCTGCGACGAGAGTTTGATGTTGACATTCAAGATGAAGAGGAGTATAATAATGAATAGGAATGAAGTTCTTAAAGAAGCTCAGACTATCATAAATGGTCAACGTGCCAACGACTATGGAGATGCTTACGACAATCACAAACGTATTGCTGCTTTATGGAACACATACCTAGACGAAGAGTACGGACTGAAACCAGAGGACGTAGCAGTTATGTTGATACTTCTTAAGGTAGCTAGGCTAGTTCATAAGCATACTTCGGATAGCTTTGTGGACATAGCAGGGTATGCTGCTTTGGCAGAAGAAATGTCCAGTACTGAAAATGTTATAGAGTTTACCCCTGAAAGGTAGAACACATGGATAAGTACTTAGAGGAACAATACTTTGCTGAGTTGATAGACGAGGAGGACATAGACCCTCAGTTCTATTCCTGGTTGAAGGACTTAGCAAAGCTCAACAACAAAGAGCCCTCCTTCTTTGTGGCTCTTGCACTGGAAGAAATGTTTATAAGGTTTACTCAGGGTCCTGATTTCCCTGAGGAACATGCCATAACCCATCACTAAGGAAACTAAATATGTACGGAAGAAACTCAGTAGGACCACAGATTAAACCATGCGATGACCTCCATGCCATGAAGTATCGGTTAGCAAATGAAAGCTTTGAGGAGGCCATCAGTAGACAAGCAGGAGCAATGTCAGATGATGAAGAGCATCGTAAAGCGTATAAAGAAATCACTATGGACATGCGTTTCCTTCCTGCGGGGAGAGTCCAATCCGCGATGGGAAGTCCTAGGAATGTTACAGCACTCAATTGTTTTGTTAGTGGGGCTATTGAAGACTCTATGGACTCGATCATGCAGAGAGCCGGGGAAGCTGCTGAGACTATGCGTAGA